GCAGCGTTGGATGGTGGGGCTACTCAGGGAGAGGTCGATGCTCTGTTCCGCCAGTTGAGCGGCACAGACGGCACACCCGACGGTACGGGCACACCCGACGGTACGGGCACACCCGACGGTACGGGCACACCCGACGGCACCGGCCTGAACCTTGACGGCACACACCCGGCAGACGGCCCGTGGGGCACAGGCGAAGCGCTACAAGAAGCCCTCCTCGCCGCCGGATTCGACCCCGGACCCATAGACGGAATCATAGGGCCGCTCACACAGGCAGCGATGGAAGCGTTCAACGTGTCCATCGGCGGGTCCGGGTCGGTAATCTCAGCCGACGGTTGGGCGACACTCTTGGGGACTCGCCCGGGTGAAGGCGACTCGACAGAACCCCCCGACGAGATTGTCACCGACGAAGACATCGCCAACCTCGCCGCCGCCTACGGATACGGCGCACGCTGGCTCAACCACGAAGAACTAGGCCCAATCCTGCGCCAAGCCGCCGAAGAAGGCTGGTACGACAACGCCACCGGCCTCGCACACCTCGAAGCAGCCATCAAAGCAACCGACTGGTGGGACGACTTCGACGCCAACGAACGCAACCACCAACTCCTGGAAGCATCCGACCCGGCAGAAGCCGAACGCCTCCTCGACCTCCAAGTAGACCGGCTCCAACGTGCCGCAACCCGCCTGGGCCTCGTCACAATCGCAGACGACCGCTTCCGCGAAATGGCCCGCGACGCCCATGTCGAAAACTGGTCCGACTACCAGATCAACCAAAACATGCTCCTCGAAGCCGAATGGGCACCCGGCCAAGCCGGCGGAGAAGTAGCCGACTACTACTCGGTCATCGACGCCCACGCAGGCGACTACATGGTCGGCCACCTCATAGACGACACAGACAAAGACGAATGGGCACACGCCCTGTACCTAGGCGACGCCACCGAAATGGGTATCCGCAACGACATCGCAGCCCTCGCACAGTCAGCGTTCCCGTCGATGGAGGCACGCATCTCGCAGGGCTACACAGTCCGCCAGATCCTCTCCCCGCTACGCCAAGAAGCAGCACGCCTGCTGGAAATCGACGCCTCGTCCATTGACTTGATGACCGACCCGAGGTTCCAAGACATATGGGAGAAACAGAACGACGACGGCACTACCCGTGTGATGTCCGTCGCAGAAGTCGGACAGCATGTCCGCGGCCTTGAAGACTGGCAGACGACAACGAATGCAACCAACGACGCCTACCGGTTCGCTGACTACATCGGCAAGAAGTTCGGAAAGGCAGCCTGACCATGACTGAAACAGCCAACGACATCATCCGCAGCGCCCTCACCACCTACGGCCTCGAAGGGCTACTCAACGACACCGAACTTGATCTGATCGGGACATGGCAAAGCACCGCCAACATGGACGCCGTGTGGGCAAGGGTGCAAACATCGCAAACGTACCGTGACCGGTTCCCCGCCATGCAGGCACTTGCAGACGCAGGCCGTGCCATCACCGAAGCAACCTACGTTGCGTTGGAACGCCAGTACGCGTCGATTCTGTCGATGTACGGGATGCCCGCCACGTTCTACGACGACGCTTCTGATTTCGGGTCGTTGATCGCCGGGGATGTGTCGCCGCAAGAGTTCCAGCAACGCGTCGGCCTAGCGTCGGAATCCGCTTTGAGCGTCACACCAGAGGTGAAGCAGCAACTTGAGGACTACTACGGTATTACCCAGGAAGACCTAACGGCTTACTACTTGGACCCGGAGAGAGCAGCGAATGTTTTTGAAGAACGTGAGCGGTTGGAGTCGGCTCGGATCGGCGGCATCGCTGTCGAAACCGGGCTTGGACCCATCGCCCGTCAAACCGCGGAACGGCTTCGCCAGACCGGGGTTACTGAACAAGAAGCTCGCAGGGGTTTCCAGGAAGTAGCCGCTTCCACGCTAACTGAGGAAACCGCTTCGGAAGGTGGGGACATCACTCAGGAAGAAGCGATTGACGCGCGGTTCGGGACTGATGTTGAGGCGCAGCGTCGCATCGAGGGTCGTCGGCAGCGCCGGCTGGCTGAGTTCAGTCAGAGCGGCGGTCCTGCGATGACGCGTGGCGGCTATACCGGACTCGGATCCGCAGGCTAAGACCGCCAAATCACATAAATGTTGTTAGCCGCGCAAAAGCACTGCTAAGGTAACCGCAGGCACATATGGCCGTGGAACCGTTTGCCCCACGCGAGCTGTCTGTACCCGAAGGCCATTGACCTGCCCCTTGGGTCGATGCGAAACCTGCAAAGGGAGGACATAGATGGTTGAGGCAAACGAGTCCGAAACTGTTGAACTAGACGACAACGGTGAACCGAAGCGCAACTTCCGGCGAGTGTTGGAAGATCGAGCGGAAACTGCGGAAGCCAGAGCATCCGAACTGGAAGCCCAGGTAACGCAGATGCAACGCACGGAAGCGTTTCGGGCGGCAGGGATCGACCCGGCAGACACCCGCCAGTCGTACTTCGTAAAGGGGTACGAGGGGGATGTTGACCCGGATGCGATTCGGGCGGCAGCCGAGGAAGCAGGCTTCCTTGGTGGCACGCAGGCCGCACCCCAGCCGGCGTCGCAGTCGATTCCGGGTACGGGAGAGGCCGTGACATTCCGGCAAGAACTGTTGGCGCAGCAAAGGATTGCTGACGCTGGCGTTCAGGGGCAACCGGTGGTACAACCCGGTCTAAACGACCGGATTTATGCCACAAAGTCGGAAGACGAACTGATGGCCCTTATGCGGTCAGAAGGTTACGAGTTCAACGTGCAGGGCTGATTTGCCTCTTGTCCCTTTGAGGTAAACAACAATGGCTCATACTCAGAAGTCCAGTGTCGCTTCAGACACTGCGGCGTTTGAACAGCTTGCATATTTCGCTCTGCGGAAGCAGCCGCTTCACGCAGACTACGCGTCTGTTCGCGCTACCCGTCAGTCACACCGGGGTTCCAGTGTGACATTCAACATCTACGCTGATCTGGCTCAGGCCACCTCGGCGCTGACCGAAACCAGTGATGTCACGGCTGTGGCGTTGAGCGATTCGACCGTGAGTGTTTCTCTGGTTGAATACGGCAATGCTGTGGTTACCACCGCTGCACTTCGCGGCCAGTCCTTCCTGAACGTCGATGCCGATGCGGCCAACATTGTTGGCTTCAACGCAGCGGACTCACTCGATCAGGTAGTCGCTGACCTCCTCTACGCAGGGTCGAATGTTTCATACATTTCGCAGTCGTCGCGTGGAGCCCTGGTGGCTGGCAACACGATCACTTCCAACTCGGTTCGTGAGCAGGTTGCTGCGCTTCGCACAGCCGCCGTTCCGACGTTCGACGGTGGCACCTACATCGGGTTCATGCACCCGGATGTGGCCTATGACTTCATCGGTGCTACCGGCACCGCTGACCTTCGGTCGTTCCAGATTCGTCTGGACGCTGAGGGTGTCCGCAAGGGCAGCATCGGCACCTTCGACGGCGTGGACTTCATCGAAACGCCTCGGGCCTTGCTCGTCGCTGACGGTGGCAACAGCAACGTGGACGCCTACGGCACAGCCATCATCGGCCAGCAGGCTATGGCTCACGCCTACTCGACCATGTACGGACCGGATCCGCAGGTCGTGTTCGGTCCCGTGACCGACAGCCTCCGCAGGTTCCAGCCCGTCGGCTGGTACGCCATGTGCGGGTATGGCAGGTTCCGCGAGGCCGCGATCCGTCGGATCGAATCGGCTTCGTCCATCGGGTCTAACTCGTAGCCCCGGATGACCGATAGCGGGAACCGGCCTCTGGCAAACGGGTCGGTTCCCGCTCATCCGGTCGTAGGACAACTGCCGTGACCTACTACAAGAAATCAACCAGGAAGCCTCGCAGACCGAAAGGTGGGCGGCGGTGAGCGACTTCGGTGAGAAGGCTCGTTCGGTTGGGTTCTTGAAGCGTCGCGGTTCCAAGGAAGCGTCGGTTGTGCGTCGGGATTCCGATGGCACGGTCGGCGGGCTGCACGTTGAACACTGGGATGGCCGCGTTGATGCGAAGGTTGTTCCTGAGTCGGTGCAGTTGCGAGCCGTCCCGGGAGGTGGCGACTAATGGCTGTTACAGCCTCGGGCCTGTTTGTGCCCACATTTCTAGACATTCTGGACGGGACTCAGCTCGCTGTGGACACGGCGTCGGACACGTTCAAGTGCGCCATGATTACCAACAGTTCGACGCCCGACTTTGACACCCATGACGAGTGGGCAGATTTGTCTGGCAACGAGGTTTCGGGTACG